AATGCGCAAGGCGCGATACGACGTGTCAGCGTGGCGCATCCGCTACGTTGACCTAGTGCGCAACGAAAAATGATGAAAAGGGCCCGCCATGGACCATGCGCATCTGCTCGGAGAATTTGAGTTTACGCTAGAGGATGCGCTGGCAAAGTGCTTGCGCCGGATAATGGATCAGAGCGGCAGGCCGCAGCGCAAAGATTATCACTTTGATCCATCCCTGTATGATCTGCACATCAGGCAGTGGGACGACGCAAAGAAGGTGCTTGCAGCTTACGAAGCTCAAAAGAAGGAATAGCCCCGCTATGAAACCCGGCGATATGATCCTCTGGCGCGACAAAAGCTTCGGCGTGAACCGGGCGTGGCGCGTCGAGTCAATTCTGCTGGGCGCCTTGGCTCACGAGAGCCTTGTGCGCCTCACTCCGATGTTCGAGAAGCCCGGAAGCGACGAGGATGGCAACCGACAAGAGACGGTTCTGGTGCCCGAGGTTCTGTTGCGCGGACTTGAGGTCATCGACGCTGACACATTCGCCGCGCCGAGCGGCAAGGCAAATTGAAGGAAAAGGCCGCAATGCGTGATCGTCTGCCGTATCCGGAGAGCTTCAAGCGGCTGACGTTCGACCAGTTCTGCGAGAAGCACAACGTGACAGATCAAGAGTACGAACTGTTGATGACTTATTGGATCGCGATGCGGCTGCGCAAAAGCGGCTTGCTGCCGATCATGATAAGTGGACGCTGAAAGACTGGAAAGGCCCCGCCGATGCCTGACCCGCGCATGGATCACGATCTTGATTGCAACTCGGTTTATCGGCCGGGACTCGCGTGCAACTGCGCCATAGGCGTTTTGGATCGGCTTCGCGCCTGGGATGCTGCGTGGTCACAGCGCGACACTAGGCTGCTAATCGACGACGCGGCCGAATACATGCGGCGTCTGATCGAACTGCACAACGAGACGCACAACCCCGACTGCCGATAAGAAGGGAAAGGCCGCAGGATGACGTGGAAGCCATCAGAAGCAAAGCGCCCGCCGATGCAATGGAAGCCGGGGCCAACCGCGCCGAGAGACGGTCGGCCACTTCTGGTGCGGCAGGATGCAACGCTTAGCCTCGCTGTGTGGTCGGACGACTGGCGCGGCTGGCTTTGCCACTCTGGCGGGCTCGACGCTCGCGACCATAATGGGGATCACATCGTCATCGAAAAAATTGATTGGTGGTTTGACCCAGAGACGCTGACACTGGAATGATTGGAAAGCCCGCTACTACGGGCGCAATGAGGATGAAGCCGACATGAACGAAGTCGTCATACCGGACCCGTGGAAAGGTGCCATCGCGCTTATGCTGCTGTCGCAGGTGATGGCTGCGTTCGTGGGATATGCCGTCACGCGCGCCTTCATTTCCGGCAACATCCTGGAGATTATAATCGTTTCGTGGAGTGGAGCACTAGGAGCGGCGGGAGCCGTCGCGGGCGGCTATTGCGCGGTCAAACTCGCCCGCGCGTCGATGTCCGCTTCTCAGTAGAAGCCGACAAAGAAGATAAGGCCCACATTGCAGCGACGCCACGGGAACCGCATTAGTTTAGAGCCCTAAAACGCCAGCGCGAGCTGGATATGCGGGATCAACATAGACACCGGGCGTTTGGTCAGCACTCTAAAGGAACCGCCGCCATGACGCCGACAGTCGGACAGGTTTGGAAGATGACGCATTCGCGGAAAGGGTCGTTTACGGGTCGCATTCTAACGGACCCCACGGACGGCGACTGGCTGGACGTTGAGATCGTTGCAGGGAAGCTGCTCTACGCCTCCGCAGAGAGCAATCTGTATCGGATGATGGGTCACAAGGGCGTCCCCGGCCTCACCGAGAAGATGCGAACGTCATTTGTGACGTTCGTTGAGAAGATCAGCGATTAAGAAGAGAAGGCCCCGACCATGAGCAGATACAGCCCGTGCCGCGACGGCATCCATGTCTGCGGTATCGACGACACCAAGGACGAGTTCGTGACTGTTGCCAATATACCTGCTGTTTCGCGGCAGCGATTCGAGGTCGTCCTGCGCGAAGCGCATGCCGTTGATGGTGACCCGGACCTTGTCGTGGACTTCATGGTCGATGGCGACATCATCAAGTATTTTGGTATCAGACGGCAGTCGCTAGCCGCGCTGTCGGAATAAGAAGGGAATCGCCGCCATGTGGCAACCGATAGAGACCGCGCCTCGCGATGGCACTGTATTCGTTGGAGCGACGGACACCGCAGCAACCACGTGCATGTGGCGTGATGGAATGTTTGTTCGGTGCAGAATGTCATGGGGCAAGTGGGTCGTCGTTGAGGATCAGGAGCTGACTGGCAGCGGCCGATGGGTCGATTCAGGGTGGCCAGCGACTATTTCTCCAACGCACTGGATGCCGCGACCTCCTGCAGGGAGGGAATAGGCTCGCCAATGACTGGTCGCTGCACAAGTTTGGTGCTCAAGGTTGAGATCATCGCTGGCACATCCGACGAGCAAGCGGCGATTGAGCTGCAAATGCTCTCAACGGATATGGGCACAATGGTTGAGGCGCAACAGCGCGAAACCACGATGCGCGCTTTCCCTGGCCAGGACTGGCAGGAAACGCTGCGCGACTTCCAGCGCGACGAGCGCTTGGCTGGCTACCCGCAAGATTGAAGGAATAGATCCGATACGGGCGCAGCGAGGGCGGACATGAGCCTGACGACAAGGTGTTGCCATGGAACGGGTAAGCGGTGGGACTTCCACAAAGGTGATTTTAGGCCGTGCGAATGCGCCGCCGCGCTACTTGGTGGAGAGACTGAAAGAGTTCGTGCGGCTGAGGATGTCGCGCGGCCCGTCGCCAAGGTCGCTGCGGTTTCGAATGATGCGCCGACGGGTCGAATCTCAGAGAAGTAGAGCTAGGAAAGCGCCCGACAGGTATGCGCACGCAAAAAAGGGGGGGCGCCGCACATGGCGACCCCCCCCTTGTCGTTCAGGCGACAGCACGCAGCGCAACAGTCTTGCAACGACCCACGGCATAACGGTTGCCGCCCAGCTCGCCCTCGGCCTCCCAGGCCTTGAGCCAGCGAGAAACCGTCCCCTTGGCGGTCGACGGCAAGCCCCAGCGGCGCAGCAACCAATCTTGCGACGGCCAAGTCTGGCCATTCTGGATCAACCATCTGATATCGGCCAGGGCCTCGTCCCGAGACAGCCGTCTGGCCGGGACGTCGACGCCACTGTCGTCGGTGGCGGTGGCGTCGGGCACGTCGTGGGGCTGACAGGCCAGCACGCCGCGAGGTGGCGGCGACGCTGGGGCAGGCGCGCGTTGCCTGAGCCCGTACCCGAACAAGAGGATCGAGCCCAGCTCAAGGAACAGAGGCAGGGCGAGGGGCTCAATGAGGCCAACACTGGCCTTGACCGTCGCTGCAGGCGTAGAGACGCCGGCAAGGGCTGCCAGGGCCGCGACGCGCTCGGCCTTTGGGTCAACCGGCCTGGGTGCGCCAAGGGCTGCCAGCTCGGATTTGTACCCGGTGACCGCGGCCTCCCAGGTGTAGACGGTGTAGGTCGCTCCCTGGCAGCGCGTGCCCTTGCCCGTGGGGCACTCGCTGGACAGTCGTTGCCGGTACTTTCGGACGTTGTCCTCGGCTTCGTTAAGCATCTTTGTGAGGTGCTGGCGCCTCTCGCCGTCATCGACAGCGGATGCAACCTTGGTGTCGCGGACCTCGGCCCTTCGGCCTGTTGTCTCGTAAACGACGAGCGAGGATCCGAGTAGGGCCAGGGCGTAGAGGCCAATGGCTGGCAGGACATGGGCCCGTCGTAGGGCCCGCGCCGCCAGCACGCCAGAGAGGACCGTGAGGCCGACCAGGAGGGGCATCAGAGCCAGATCCACGGTCCAGCCGGTGACCAGTGCGTCGCGGCATAGGAGGGCGATGGCGCCCCCAGCTGCCAGGGCGCCGCCAGCGGTTGCCGACGGCGAGTTTATTCGGTATGTCATTCGGTGTTCCCTCGTGCAAAAAGAGGCCCGCCGCCTGATGTGTCCAGCATCAGGACCCACGGCGGGCCGGTGGTGTTTACGGGGTGGGTTCCCCGGCTCCCGGGCTCCGGGATCTCAGATGCGCCTTGAGCGCGAGATAGTCGCGGTAGAGGTCGTTGTGTCGGGCGAGGCTGTAGGTCCAGTGCCCTTCGATGGCGCGCTGGCGCTCGGCCTTGAGCCTTTGGCGCAGGACCTCTGCGAGTGCAGCAAGCTCTGCGTCGCTCATCTCTCGTGCTCCTGGGATGCCGCGATGAAGGCGCCGAGCGCATGGAGCAGGGCGGTCTGCTCCCGGTCGGGCAAGGGCAGGCTCGGGGACGCCCTGCGCAACGCGGAGCGCAGCTGCTGGGCGAGCCCGATCAGGGTGTCGGCCTCCTCGCAGCATTGCCTCTGGTGCTCAGCAAGCGAGATGACGTTGTCGGATGGCGGGATGGTCGACACGGTGGTCTCCTTCGGTGTGGGCGCCCAGAGGCGCAGCAGGGTGGCGATCATTCTGACAACTCCGTAGCTTCGGCAGAGAACAGGATCGCGAAGCAGACGTGGCCACGAACGATATGCTCGTGCGTCCCCCACTCCACGATGTCGGAGTCTTCGAACGGCGCGGCGAGCGCCTTGTCGATCGCATCCTCCGCTGACTCGGCGTCCTCGATCTCCGTCTCGACATAGCCCGAGACCGGCAGTTTTACGCGGTAGCGTGGCATCATTGATCTCCAGTGTCATTGTTGGCAAAGCAACAAAAGGGCAGAGCCGGAAACGGGCTCCGGCTGGACAATTCCAGCTATAGGCTAGGGAGAGACCTGCTCGCGCAGGGCGGGGTATTGGGGCAATTATTGACCCCAATACCCAACGCCGCGTGCTCAGGGATTGAAGACGGCGCCGTCGCTGCGGACGGCTCGCCAGGGCGCGCCGGGCCGCTTCAGGATATTGAGGACAAAACCGACCTCGGCGACGCTGCCCGCGACGTCGCTCTTGACAGTCGACCAGCGACCGTCGACAAACTGCTCTATCGAAAAGCGCGGCATGAGATGGACCTCCCGTTCCTCTGCTGCAGTTCGGTGAAAGAGGGCCGCGATGAGGCGATCATCGCGGCCTTCGTTGGTTAAGCGATACTGTCACGACTATGTTGACGGATCATGAAGCCGTCAACGATATATCGTGGCTACTCAACGTAGTAGGTCGGCCCTGTGGCGCAGCCGTCACATTCTCCGCAGCCCTCGCCGCCAACCTCGCGGAAGTGGTCACAGTCGAGGTCGGCGTGCACCTCGGGCAGTCGATGCGCTTTGCAAGCCTGATCGAGCAGGGCGCCGGCCTTCGCCTCCCACCGCCCGGGCTCCCAGAAGCCCACGCCATGGCCCTGGCTGGTGTAGTGATAGTCGCGACCGGCGGCTTCGATGTCTCTGCCCGGCGAGCGTTTGACGGCAAGCTCCAGAAGCTTGCCGAACTTCGTCTCGAAAGCCTCGCAGGCGGCAATGAACCGCTTGCGATCCTCGGGTGGTAGCGTGTTCCAGGTCGCATCCCAGTCCAGGCAATATTCCCCTGAATAAGGGAATGGATCCGCCGTGAAGAAGGCAGCCTCGATGGCGCCCCTCTGGAAGTCGGTGGGTTGCCAGGAGCGATCTCTGTCTGGGCGGTGGTCGTAGCTCCTAGCCTCGTAGCGATAGTCGGTCATGCCGCTTCCTCCCTTTCCTCGACTGGATTGCCGAGCGCGTCGACGAGGCTCTTCAGCCAAAAGTAGAAGGTCTCGTGCAAATGCTCTTTGACGTAGTTTCGGTTACGCCCGGTGATGCGCAGCGAGATCCCGTCGAAGAGGTAGGGCGTGACGATGATCTGGTGCTCGGTCCAGCCATCGTAGGAGCCCATCTCGTTCATGTGGTGGTACGAGCCGAAGAACACGAGCTTGTTGGGGCTGCTGCGGTCCTTGTCGAAGGACGTCCCGCAGTCCCACCCGGAGCCGGAGGGGCCATTCCGCACGACCTTGAGGATGTCGTCAGTGTGGCGGTCCCTCCACTCCCAATTCCCAAGAATCTCGCAATTCTCGATCGCGATCAGCTTGCCGGCGATGTAGGCGGCAACGGTTGTCGTTTTCATTGGTGCGATGTCCTCAGCTCGTTGACCATTCATCGGGTTCTGGCAAAAGCGCCGTGCAGCATTGCGGCGGCGACGCAGTAGGCGCTGTGGGCTTCCTCTGGTGTTTTGAAGTAACCAAGAGAATGGCGCGTCTTGTTTACCGTTATCTGCGCCCTCCATAGTCCTGATGTTTTGTGATGGCTCACACCTTTGAATCCGCTGCGGTTGGCGGGGCGAGGCCCGGAGTTCAATCGGTTCTCGTCCGGCGTAGCGAGCCGGAGGTTTACGGCGCGGTTGTCTCTGCGGTCCCCATTGATGTGATCTATCTGCATCCCGGCAGGAATCTCCATGCCATGAGTAAGCATCCACGCGATGCGATGGATTGCGTAAGCGTGTCCGCGAGTCCTGAGTCGCAAGTAGCCGTCGGAATCTATCGTTCCCGCCGGTCGTCCGGCAGGGTTGCCGCGTCGCGTTTTCTTCCACGTCACGACGCCAGTCTCGGGCTCGTAAGCCAGCAGGTCAGAAAGCTCGTGAAAGCCCAATCTCATGCCCTCTCCAATCAAAGCGTGTTGCAGCATGAAGCCCGAGCACCGCTTTGCGCGGCCCCGGGCCTGATTGCGCTCGACCCGAGGACCACCGTCCCGATCGAAGCTCCGTGCCGTTGGGTTGGGATTGCAAGGACCATCTCATTGTCAGGTCCGTATCGCCCACCGGGGGAGGGGTGCGGCGATCGAGGCCGCTATGTGTCGTGCAGTGATGTCAGATATATATGCGACACATACCCATGTCAACGATAAATCGTAGAAAAATGCAGAGCAATCCACAAACAGGACCACGCCACCCACCAAGTGAGACCAAAAAGCAACTAGGTGCGACAATCTGCCTCTTGAGCCAAATCGGGCTCTCGTGTAGTCATCTCGCTAAGCTGCCGAACAGGCATGCTTGCAAGGGCCCACGAGACACCTCGGCGGGCCTTTTCCATGTCCCTACTGGCCTCACGCCATCCAGCAACAGCACACGCCCTCGACGCACACCGCACAAGACGGGCGAGTGATGCTGTCTGCCTCTGACGCTGGCCGGTTCGGGATTGACTCTTCAGGAACTGGGGGATCCTGCCATGGATGAGACGCGCAAGAACCTGTTGGCCTCGGCCGAACTCCTCATCCAGCACGCTGTCCGCCTGCTCTGGCCCATGTGCGGCGAGCAGGTCACGGTCGGCATCCTCCAGGCCATGGCAGAAGAGCAGGCGCGATACGCCACGCTCGTTCACGATCGGCAGCCTCCCACCCCGGCTGTCCACTAGCTCGTGCTGCGTACAGCTCGGAGACGGTGCCCATGAGCATCATTCTCAGGTACGATCTCGTCCGTATGGTCCACGCGTTCCGTGCTCCACCCCAGGACCCGATCGCCCGCTGGGACTATCTCCTGCCTCCACCGGACCACCAAAGGTAAAGCTCCGACCGTAGATACCAAGCCTCTTGCCGGTTGCGTCTCACGCCGGCCAGGGGTTGTCACTCAATGATGGGACAGCCCATGACAAAGCCGAGATATCGGGTCGCTGCCAGATCGGTTCGGGTAGCCGACGTGCGCAAGCTCGACGTCGAGCCTCTGATGCATGACGACGTTGATCCGCGTGTCATCCTCGACGCTGCGGCCGGAGAAAAGCTCATCAGCGTCATCGTCGCCGGCCAGAACGACGAGGGGGAGTTCTGCTATTGGTCCAGCTGCGCTCGCAATGGCGATGCCCTGATGCTTGTCGAGCGAGCCCGGGACATGGCGCTCAAGTGTGAGCGGGACAGCGGCTGGCGTCCTGTGTCCGGCGGTGGTGACGTGGTCCCTCTCCGGAGGCGATCATGACCAACGCCATCCTCGTCCTGTCCATCCTCATCGCCCTCGCTCTCAGTGCTCGCGTCGCTCTATCTCCCGACCAGGAGTGACCGCCATGACCCATACGGATCTCGCCAAGCGCATCCGTGAAGCAATCTACACCCGCTCCGACCTGGAAGGCGGAGCCATCTCCCGCGAGCAGATGGATCAGGCCATCGAGGGAGCGCTCGCACGCTTCGCTCCGGCGAACAGCTGGGTGGAGCGATCACCTCCTGGCCCGCAAGGTGAGGGCGCCAGCATCCCGTCATGGGTGCGAGAGGCTTTGCGTCCGATCAACAACTAGACGACCTTACCACACACCAATCAGAGGAGAGAGGCGCTGCCATGCCGTAGCGTCCACATAGCGTCATGCCCAAGCTCAAGCCGAAGAAAGAGACGCCGAGGAAGGCGGCAAAAGCATCGATCAAGGCCGCAGCCGATCGTGCCGAGAAACGCTCGAAAGGCGAAACCCCAGAAACTGCGAAAGTCGACGTCGATCCGACGGTCGTGACAGCAGAAATGATCGAAGCAGTCGTCGAGGAGGTGAAGGCCAAGATGGGCCGCCCGACGAAGTACAGACCCGAGTACGCCCGCATTGCAGCTGCACTTTGTCGCCGAGGCGCAACAGACTTCGAGCTTGCAGAGGAGTTTGAGGTCACAACCTCTACTATCTGGAGGTGGCAATGTCAGCACGAGGACTTTCACAGCGCGGTCCGGGAGGGGAAGTCGGCGTTCGATGACCGCATCGAGCGAGCGCTGGCTCAGCGTGCTGCCGGCTACGCCTATCACACCGAGAAGGTGTTCCAGTTTCAGGGCCAGATCGTTCGCGCCCGCACCGTGGAGCACGTTCCCGCTGACGTCGGCGCAGCCAAGCTCTGGCTCACCAACAGGCGCCCGCTTGAGTGGCAAGAGGTGCAGAAGGTAGAGCACGGCGCCGCTGGCGACTTCGCCCGCATGACCGACGAGGAGCTGGAGGAGCACGTCAAGGCAGAGGCCGCCGCAGTTGGCTTGCTGCAAGGCAGCGGCTCAGGTAAGGGCAAGACCAAGCACTGAGGGGAGATTGGTCAATGCCTAATCCAGACTTCACGGGGGATGTGCCGCATAGAAGGTGCGAAACGTGCGTGCACTGGCTCCGCATGAGCGTCTCTATAGGGGAGTGCGACGCAAACACCATCAAACGTGTTCTCGGCGACAGCATGCTGGTGCAACGCACGCCAGTCTACTCGCTCGATCTCGCTGTCTGCTCGAACTGGTCGGCAAAGGCTGTCGAGGATAACTAAGCTTGTCCTCCCTCGCTGATCGCAACAGGATCGAGCGCCTCGCCGCGGCGATGCGCGAGAAGCGCCTCCGTGAGGAGCGCCGCAAGCAATCCAATCTTGGCGGCCCGGGCTACTCGGGCGGCTTGATGGATTTCGTGCGGTACTTCTGGCATGTGCTGGAGCCGAGCAGGCCCTTGATCGATGGCTGGGCCATGCGCGCCATCTGTATGCACCTTGAGGCCGTAACGAGAGGGGAGATCCGGAGGCTCGTCGTCAACGTGCCTCCGGGGTTCGCTAAGTCGGTTTTGGTATCCGTCTTCTGGCCCGCGTGGCAATGGTCAGCGGCTGGGCAACCGTCCACTCGGTTTATCGCCTTCAGCTACGCGGCCCACCTTACCGAGAGGGACAATCAGAGGTTTCTGGATGTCATCCAGTCGCCAGCCTTTCGTGAGCTATGGGGGCATGCCGTTACTCTAACATCAGATGGCAAGATAAAGCCAACCAACACGGCTCGCGGATGGAAGTTCGCATCGTCCATCAAGGGTGTAGGAACAGGCGAGCGCGCTGACGTTGTGATTGCGGACGACTTGAACAATATCAAGGAAGGCGAGTCCGAGCAGATCCGGAGCGAAACCTCCCGTTGGGTTCGTGAGGGCATGTCGAACCGCCTCAATGATATGACGACTGGCGTCATCGTCGGCATCGCGCAGCGTGTTCACGAGGAGGACGCCTCGGCCGCTATGCTCGATGATCCCGACTGCGTCCACCTCATGATCCCGATGGACTTTGACCCGTCCAGGAAGTGTCAAACTATCATCGGGTGGGAGGATCCAAGAACAGAATTTGGGGAACTCGCGTGGCCCGAGAGGTTCCCGCCGAAGGTCACGGCAAATCTCAAGCGCACGCTGGGGCCGTACGCCTATTGCACGCCGAAGGAGTCGCCGGTCCTGATGCGTGATCTGTCCCTGCGACCAATTGGGGATGTTAAGGTCGGCGACGAAGTTGTCGGGTTCACGCTGGACAATAAGCCAAGGGTGGCTGGTGTCGGGTTTAGTCGACGGCGCCTTGTCAGGGCGACGGTTCTATCCATCAGCAAGTCAGTGCGTCCCGTGGTCAAGATGACCATGAGCAGCGGTAAGGTCGTTCGCTGTACGGCGGACCACAAGTGGTACACCGGGCGGACGGAGGCGGGTCGGCCGACCTACATGCCTGCTGCTGTTGGGCGCCCACTGATGCGCGTTTGCGACCCCGAGCTTCCTCGCCTGAGCGAAGAGGATATTCGCGCCGCCGGGTGGCTTGCTGGCTTCTTCGACGGAGAAGGCAGTGCGACTATGGCAAAGAAAGGCGCCAACTATGAGCCGTCCTGTCTGATCTCATTCTCTCAGGGCGCCGACAAGAACGCCCCTATTTGTGACAAGTTGGAGCAAGTGTTGTCTCAGCTTGGGTTCGACTACGGGTACCAGGAGAGGCATACCGACACGGGCAGTCACGTCGTACGCTGGTATTATCTTCGAAAAGGCTCTCGCGCGCTGCCGGTGCATCAAAGGTTCGTACACCTTGTCCAGCCCGTGAAGTGGCGGGATCGAATCATCGATGGGGCACTAACGACCCGGTTCATCATTAGCGAGGACAAGGTCGTCTCCATCGAGGACGACGGCGTCGAAGAGGTGTTCGGGCTGGAGACGACGACAGGGAATTACGTTGTTTGGGGACTCGCGTCATCGAACTCGTCTCAGTACCAACAGACACCTGAGCCCCGCGGTGGAGGCATCCTGAAGCGCGACTGGTGGGGTGCTTACGAGCTTCCCGTAGGAGCGCCGTTCCGGCATCAGTTCGAGTTCATCGTGGCGAGTTTGGACAGTGCCTTCACCGCCAGGAGTGAGAACGACCCAAGTGCCTATACGGCGTGGGGCGTATACCATGACAAGGGGCGAGCGAAGATTGTCCTCCTGCATGCGTGGCAGAAGTGGCTGGAGCTGCACGGCCAGACGATGGAGCAGTTGCCGAGCGAGAAGAACTCCGAATACGTCCGACGAACCTCGGACAAGTGGGGGCTTGTCGAGTGGGTGGCCCATGACTGCCGGCGCCTGAGAGTCAATCTTCTCCTCGTCGAGGCGAAAGCCTCAGGGCACTCGGTGGCGCAAGAGATTCAGCGTCTTTACCGCGACCGAGACTGGGGCGTGCGCCTGATCAATCCAGGTGCGTTCGATAAGCGGGCCCGGGCCTTCGCCGTGCAGCATTTGTTTGCTGACGGGATTATTGAGGCGCCTGCCGCACCCGTTGGCGATGTCCTTGTCTTTCGCGATTGGGCCCAGATGGTAATAGACGAGGCAAGTAAGTTCCGCGGGCTGCCGAGCGACTCCGACAATCTCGTTGACAGCCTGACAATGGCGCTGAAGTTTCTCCGCGACAATGGCTTCGCCGTCCGCGACGACGAGCGGCAGGCCAACGAGCGCGAGCAGGCGACGTTCAGGGGGCAAAAGCGCGGCGCCCTCTATGACGTGTGACGCAAATCATGTAGGCACGCGGGGCGGGCGAGAGCCGGCTCCAGGGGAGAGAAGATGGCATCCAACCATCTCGCCGGGTGTGGACTTGTCAACCCATCCGGCCTCCCTCCCTGAGCTGGGAGCCTTCAAGGGGGATTGAATGAGACTTTCCGAGGCCGACGTTCTTGTCGTGACGAGACACAGGCTGGGCGATGTTGCCGGGAAGATCGACCAGCACCTAACCGGAGATGCTGCTTGGGTTGCTGACGTCGGAATTGAGCAAATCAGTCAGTCCTTGCGCGATATCGACGGATTTCTCAGCGCCTGGATTGCAGAGCGGACGGGGCGGACCGGCCCGCAAACGGGAGAAGCTCAATGAGCGACAACACGATCGAAATGAATGCGTCCGACGCGATCGGCGCCGTGCAGCGTGGCTTGCAAGAGCTGCTGATGTACTTCTCCGGCACCAATGCCATGCTGATCGACGTGCCGGCGAGCACCGCGCACATCGATCGGCTGATGCCGTTCCTGCAGAAGCTCCATGAGATGCAAGTGAGCGCGGCCCAAGCTCACGCGGCGGCCGGCGCTAATGGTGAGGCGAGGGCGAACTGATGACTGCGCCAACAGACTTCCATACGCGCATGGCAGCCCTAGATTTCGCCACCAAGGTGGCTGGTTTCATGGATCTCAAGAGTGACCCCGGCGCGTTCATGGCGTTTGTGGTCTGCATTGAAGGCTACCTTAGGGGGCCGTCTCGGCCAAGTAATGTCTCTCTCGTTTCTCTTGAGACCGGCGCGGTGCACACGATGCCGCCCCGGAGCTGATCGCGGATTGGCAGCGGCGGGGAAAGTAGACCCGCAGGTGAGCACGGATGGATGCGCAGATCGTCTGTGTGGGCTGGCAATGATGAGGGTCTTGCTGCGACGCAGGCCGTTCCCATTGCGATAGCCGGAGTAGCGCCCGGCCTGCCAATAGGCCCCGGAGATGATCCGGGGCCTTCTTCGTTTCTATTCTTCGCTGCGCTGAGCTAGAGCGGCCTCGATGCGGGCCGCGATCTTCTGGCGCCGCGCGGCATCGGCTGCTGCCTTCGGCGTCGACGTGCTCTCGCACCGGGCCAGCCCATGGATGACCGTGGAGTGATCCTTCCGGTTCAAGGCCGCGGCGATGTCCGGCGTCGAGAACCCGCGGCGCCTGAGCACCAGCATGGCTGCATGGCGTGCGGCCACGACTGGAGCTGCACGGCTCTGGGACTTGATGTCGAAGCCGGTCATGTTGCGCACGACGTCGGCGACGACCGTGCCCATCTCTGCGGCGCGCAGGCTGCGCTGATGGTAGCGCTCGCCTTGCGCGCCAGCGCAGCGCACGGCACGGCTCAAGATACCCTTCGAGCACTGGTAGCGCCGGCACAGGTCGGCGATGTCGGCGCCGTTGATGTACTCGGTCACCGCCGCGGTGCGGCTCAGTCTGTCCATGTGATCCTCCCGCTTTAACAGGCGGGATGTGGATACGTCAGAAATAAAAGTGGTGCCAGAGAGGGCGAACCTCTCGGCACCAAGTCTGTGCAAAACCGAACACAAACCCCATAGCACAGGAGGCCGTCATGGCCAAGAAGCCCGCGTCAGCGGCCCCGCGCAAGCGTGGCCGCGCGAAGGCGGCTGCGCCGAATCCGTTCACGCAGCCGATGTTTGATGCCGAGGTTGTCCAGATCCCGGAGTCGCCCGTCGTCAGCGACGAGACCGTGCGCGTCGATCCCGTGACGGGCTCTGTCGAGGTCGAGCACGCCGACGGCTCGATCGTGATCGATCCTACCGGCTCGCTGCTCGGCACAGCCGCCAGTGACGACGACGGCGAGTTCGACGAGAACCTCGCTCTTCGCGTCGATGCGCTGGAGCTGAACCGCGTTGCTAACGATCTCCTCGAAGCGATCCAGGCCGACAAGCAGGATCGCAAGCAGTGGGAGTCGATGCGTGCCAAGGCCGTCGACCAGCTTGGCCTCAAGCTTGAGGACCCGAAAGGCGACGTCTCGCGCTCGTCGCTGGGCATATCCACGAGCGTCGTCAAGGATCCGATCCTGCTGGAGGCCGTTGAGCGCTTCCGCGCCAACGCCTATGCAGAGCTGTGCCCGAGTTCCGGCCCGGTCAAGGTCGTCAACTTCTCTGACGACAAGACGGCAACCGACGGTCTCGCCAACGCGCTGCAGAAGGACCTCAATTACTATCTGACCACAACGGCCAGCGAGTACTATCCCGACACGCGCTACATGCTGTGGTGGACAGGGCTTGCCTCGGGCACATTCAAGAAGGTCTACCGCTGCCCGCTGCGCCAGCGCCCAGTCTCGGAGTACGTCGACGGCACGGACCTGATCGTCCCCAGCTCGGCGACGGATCTGAAGAACGCGCCGCGCGTCACGCATGAGAGCCGCATGCCGCGGGACATCATGCGCGCGATGCAGCTCGAAGGCGTCTACCGGGACGTGATGCTGACCGATCCGTTGCCAGCACAACCGAATGCCGTAGCGGCCAAGGTAGCGTCGGTCGACGGCAAAGCCGTCATGCCGCAGCGCATCGAGGACCAGGAGTACACGGTCTACGAGTGCTACTGCAAACTGGACCTCGCTGGCTTCCGACACGAGAAAGACGGCAAGGAGACGGGACTGCCGCTTCCCTACCGTGTCACGATCGAGGAGGGCTCGCGTCAGGTCCTGGAGATCCGCCGCAATTGGGATCCGGAGTGGGACGAGGAGGAGAGCGGCAGCTACCGCCCGGCCAAGATCCCGTTCGTCCTCTTCCCGTACTCGACGGGCATCAGCCGCATCTACGGCTGCGGCCTCGGGCAGATGCTCGGCAACATGGCCTCGGCCCTGACCGCGCTGCTTCGCATCTCGATTGACAACGGCATGATGTCCAACTACCCAGGCCTGCTGAAGGCTAAGGGGACCGGTCGTCAACTGCAGAACGAGATCAACGTGCCGCCCGGCGGCGTCGCCGAGATCGACACCGGCGGCCTGCCGATCCAGCAGGCCGTCATGGGTATGCCGTTCAAGGATGTCTCCCAGAACGTCGGCGCGCTCATCGAGCAGACCAGGGCAGTGGCGCAGCGCCTCGGCGGCACGGCGGATCTGCCGGTCGGCGAGGGCAAGCAGGACGCCCCGGTCGGCACCACTCTAGCTCTGATCGAGCAGTCGACCAAGGTAGAGGGATCGGTGCACAAGGCACTGCATGCTGCGCAGTCGGAGGAGTTTCGCCTCCTGGTCGAGCTGTTCAAGGCTGATCCGGAGGCGCTCTGGCGTGGCAACAAGCGCCCGGCACTGGGCAACGCCCGAGACGATGCGGCGCGTGCTGCCCGTCTCGAAAAGTTCAAGCAGGCCCTTGCGAATTGCGATATACAGCCGATGGCGGACCCCAACGTTCCTTCGGACATGCATCGCAATCTGATGGCGACTGGCATCAAGCAATACACGGCCGGCAACCCTCAGTACGACCCCCTGAAGGTCGATCGCCTCGTCATGCGTCAGATGTTCAAGATGTCGGACGAGGACTTTACCTCTCTACTTGCTCCGCCGATGCAGGCTCAGCCCAACCCGCTCCTCGACATCGAGATGCGGAAGGTCGCAGTCCTGGAGAAGAAGGCGCAGATCGACGAGGCCAAGGTCCTGGTGCAGGCGCAGAACGCCGAAGCCGACCGGCAGCTCAAGGGCGATCTGGAGATGACGAAGATTGCGGCCAATGCCGCCGCGGCGAACGTGAAGGACAAGCCCGAGGCGCCGGCCGGCATCACGCAGCTCGATGCCGCCAAGCTGGCGATCGAGGAACGGAAGGTCGCGCAGCGTGATGCGGAGCTGGCCTTCAAGAACGCCAACGCCCAGCTCGATCGCGAGTCGAAGGAGACGGTCGAGACCTTGAAGCTCGCGCAAGCGGTGGCCGTGCATCCGGCCTCCGAGCCCCTGGTCGACGAGCAGCTCGATCAGATGGACGAGTTCCTGGCTCCGGCCAAGAACAATCCGGGCAACTCGGAGGGCATGTCTGGTGGCGGGCGCGTCGATGGTGACGATGAGGACGTCGACTACGGCGAGCGCTGGCCCGGCCGTCAGAGCCGCAACGTCGAGGACCGCACGGGCGAGCGGGTCAGCCCGGCGGCGGCCGTCCTGCACGACATCCGTACGGGTGCTGCCAACACCTACGACTGGTTGACGCGTCCGGTGCCGAGCCGCCCTGTCACCATGTCGGAGATCGGCCACATGCTGCCGCAGGGTGGCGTTGGGCATCAGGCCTATTCTCGCCTGCCGAGTTTCTCGGTGCG